TACTATGGATCCAACTGCATCATTACCAGCGTCTGTAAACATTGCGAAATTTGTCATTTTCTAAGTCCTTTAATTAACTGTCTAAGTATGTATTATATACCCAAAACCATTTAATGTCAAGCCGGTAGAACAACTTCAGTTGGAATTTGAGACTCACGCCAGGCATTCATATAGGCTTCACGCTCGGCCCGAACCTTGAGGATGCTCCGACTAAAGCGGCGGTCATAGTAGGCCCACGCACCGCTATCTACCCAGGTTTGGCGGCTGCATCGGACTTTGTTTACCTTGTGTTTTCTCATTTTCATATATTAAGCCCGGTAAGTAGAATAATTACGGATTTTGCTTTGTTTATTAGCATGGCTTTCGTTGAATTTAATCTCATAACCACGCTGACGTAGTGCATTGATCAGTACTGACAGGTCGCAGTCTTCTTCCAAGAAAGCATTGGTACCGTTCTGGTAGCTGTAAGTACTAATCTTATCAGCGATACCAAGTGCTACCAACTTTGCTTTGGGGAAGCGGGCCCATGCATGACCCGGGTCTGCGAACACTTTGATAGAGATTTTTTTAGTCATTTTGAGGTCCTTTACAATACTTGAGAAACTGAATAGTTATTCACTTTTGTGATATTTTCAACATGCCAATCAATTATAGACTGTTCAGTATTGAGCGGCAATTCTCTAAAGTAAAGAGTTTTGCCTAGCATTACTTTATCTTTTGCGTTTAGCTTAGTGTAGTCACTAGCAGCAATCAGCAAACAAATTTCTTCGTTGCTGTAGGGCCGCTTTTTGACAGACACTTTAAAATACAAAGTACTGATTGCATTTGCTTTGAATTTCATAGAGACCTTTCAACTGAATAAGACTCTATTATATACCCAAAACCATTTAATGTCAACCAAGGACCTCAGTCACAGTATAATTATACCGTGTATAACCAACGTCAGTGGATCCACCATAACCAGCAAAACTCTTATTGTTCATTGCCAACTTAGCAGTACCCTTCCGAGCCATTTTTTGTGCCTCGTTGTACCAATAAGCGCCTTCAGTTATCCGTGTATGTCCACTAGCGGTTTCACGCCGTACTACATCAAAATTAAAACTGCGTACCATTTTATTGCTCCATCGGGTCACCAAGTGTATACTCGGTGATCCATTCAATTGTAAAATCTTCACCTCTATGTTCTGCAACATAGATGCAAAGTGCTTCCAGCGTACGGAAAATCAAATCGCCAATTCTATACATTATGCCACCTTCCGAAAATATTGATAGGGCAAGCCCAGATCATAGCACAGATATTCCCAGTCGCCATTAGCGTTGCTAGCGTCCATGATCCAGCGCAATGCAGTCTCACGGTCACGCGCGCCCATGCAGATAGTGTTGGTGACATGCTGCTCAAACTTATCCACAGCTTCCTTCTCAGCAACCTTACGCTGGGCTTCCTCACGCACGATCACAGCTTCCAAACTTGCAAACTCCAGTTGGAAGTCTTGCAGCGTCCAAGTGCTGGTGTCGATACCACGAGGGCGAACACCATGTGCGTCCTTGTACATATCCCAGTAGATGCACTGGGCTTGTTCCAAGTCAGACATTTGTTCCCAAGTAGTGAATTCAGACATATTTGTTCCTTTAATCAATCTAAGCCTCTATTATAGACCCAAAACCATTTAATGTCAACCGAAAACAAATTCCCTGACCCACTCAAAACGGGTAGTAGAAGGGACCCACTTGAAGTGTTCCCGCTTGCGGCTTATCTTCTCAAAATCCATGCAGACCATGACCCAACCCTTCTCAGGGCTGAAGCCAACTGTTTCTGCAACACGGACTACTTCGACCATGCTGCCGTCTGTCATCTTTGCTACAGTAGTCATTTTCTACTCCTTACGCAAACGATCCACGCACTTCTTTAGCGCCGGGGATTTCTTCACATTCACATACCCAGTCAGAGAATGATTCGTAGTATCCCACGAAATACTCCGGACGCATTTCAGTCTTGCAGTATGGGCACACTGGCATCACAATTGGTTCTATTTTTTCAGACATAATGTTCTCCTTTAATCAATCTAAGAGTACATTATATACCCAAAACCATTTAATGTCAAGTTTGGGTAACCTTATTTACCGCAGATTCAGCATCTTTTTTTCCTGTAGGACCGAAAAAGTGCCATGGATATCCGTGTACTACGGCTACCCACCCGGGGGTTTTCCTGCCGTAGTACACGCTTGCTTTTACCAAAAAAGCCATTTAATGTCAATCCTTTTTCATAACATATTCAAACAGGATCCACTTGGCACGATTGAGACATTGACGGGCATCTTCGGCCCGCATGAAGTCAACTTCACCGTACTCGGTGCTGACCATTTCTTGGGCGTCACTCATCAGGCTAGCAGCCATCATAGCAGGACCGGAGAATTTGAAAGTGAAACTAGATTCCACAGACTCACGCATACCTGCTTCGGTCACGCCATACATGCGGACTTCACGCTTTTGTTTCTCGGTCAGTAGATCATACACGGTTGCAGTCATAAAAAGCTCCTTTAGTTAACTGTCTATAAGAGCATTATATACCCAAAACCATTTAATGTCAAGTTTTGGTAAAGTCTATTTCCCAGTTTTTTAGATGAAAATAACTAATTCCGTCCCGTTCCATATGCTTATAAAGCCCTTCTAGGGGAACAGAATCTTGCTCAAAAAAGTGTTCCCAAAGATGATTCAATTTGTTGTCAAGTGGAATTTCAATTTTGCAAATTTTGTTGTCATCATCTTTCAACCAGTATTCTGAAAATTTATTTGTTTTATGTTTAACAACAAACTTTTTAATAGGCTTTAAAGTTTTTGTACCTGACCAGGCTGTAGTGTGTACGGGGAATTCAAACCTTGTATTCAATTCTCTAACCATTTCATCAAATTCAATATCATATTCATAGAATTCAGGTAGACGATAAATTATCGGCATCAATTCTTCTCTGACTACTTTACTATCACCGTGGATAAATGTACTTAAATCTTTTCTAAATTTAGTTAACCTTTGTTCACGCAAGGTCAACACCACGAGTTTCTTGCTGTAATAATCACGGATGACATTAGCCTTATCTCTATCTTCCTGAATCATTTCTCTGAACAAGATACTATCAGTAAGTTTAGTCGGTCTATCATTGGGATTAGCTAAAATATCAATTTTGTGACTGAGCAGTGTTCGCAATCTATGCCAAGTAACACTCAATGCTAATACATCTTCTGTAGTCTCATACACTTCATATTTTTTTACATACGAACTATCTTGATACAAGTCATCCCAAGATGTAGTACCATTCAATCCTGCAAGAGTATGAATATTGAGTGGTGAGGGGTTTTGTGTAGTAGCCCCGATGCTACCTTTAGTGATAGCATTACCATATATTGCAAGTTGTTTCTGTACTGCAAGTTGTTTCTGTAGTATGTTTATGCTTGAATTAGCCAATTGTATATTCCATGTTAATATGAGTTATTTTACTATAGAAAATAAAGAATGTCAATATTTTTTTGCCCTATTACGCCTGCGGGTTGCTTCTTCTTCCCCAAATATTTCTTCCCAAGTTTTTCCTTTTTATCAAAATATTACGATATTGATATATCTTCCATGCCGGCCGCTCTTAAACGTACAATGTGACCTAGCATGAAATTTTTTGATTCAAATGCTTTGATTATACCAAGCCAACGATTCCTTAATAATGCTACTTCGTTAATCAATATTTCATATTCAATAACTTCATCTTCACCCTCAACATACTTGTCAGCATCACGGCTTGTCAATGCTCTATTATATGCTTCTAAATATTTTTGAAAATGTGTTCGGCGAATTTTCCGTAACTGAATATTCAAGTAGTTAAGTACCGCTTCCACTTCTTGTAACTGATTGAATCTATGTTCGGTAATGCCGGGTAAAGCGGCAATGTTCTTTTCAACATTGCCGTATATCTTTACCTCTTTCTTAGCATTATCTAATTCAGTTTCAAAGTGTTGAATAAAATCAGGTATCACAGCCAGATTGACTGTTATCCTTGTGTACCAATTTGACATTTAATCCCATTCGTCTAAGTCATCTTCTTCAAAATCTTCATCTTCCTCTGGAAAATGCTCGTCTGCATAACCCTTCAATGCTTTAGTGATATCTTTGTCCTTGAAGGCATCTTTGATATCTTCAATCTCATAATTGTTATCAATTAAAAAATTAACAAGAGTATCTGCCGCATCATCACGCTCACTTAAATCAATATGTTCACGCAATGCATCCCAAACTTCAGCGATTATATCTAAACTCATTCTGTAACTTCCTCCTTAGATGTTACATTACTTATCACACTTTTAGTTTTTCCTGTATATTCAAGCATTACTTTATCTAGTATGCCGTCTTTGTTAGCTTCCCAACCTTTGCGAAACGCTTTGAGAATCTCGCCATCTTCGGTAGTGTAAACTAAACTGTTGCCTTCTTTCTTCAAAGCACCGGACTTCTCAAGCATATCAGTTAAGCCACTGTATGGACTCATGCCTGTCTCGTATGGAATCTTGACTTGGATGCTCTCAAAAGGTTTCGCATAGCGAGTTTTCATAATCTTACAAGCAGCACGGATACCATTCACTTCAGCAACCTTGTTACCATCCTCATCCTCTTTAAGTTTGAGTTTTTTCATAGCAACAACAATTGAACTTGCGTAAACAAAACCTTGACCACCACTGATTTTATCATCTGGATCAAACATATCTTGACTTGCGTATGTGTGATTAGTAGCAACTAATCCTACATTG